CACCTGGACCAGACGTATCAATGTCAACCATTTGTTCTTCTATGTTTGGCATAGTGTTCTCCTATGTTAAAATTGGTGAAAGATATCTTCGGGGTCTTTCACAGTGGCTAATACTTCGTCATCATTTAAAAGTCTAACCTCCCCGCCATCGATAAGAATTCGGCTACCTGCATATCGTGCAAAGATAACCCAATCGCCGACCTTGCACCAAGGACCTTCAGGAAATTTTTCCTTATCATAACAATGTGGTCCTTGCGCTAGAACGAGACCGCAAGTCGATGCAACTTGTGATCGTTCAATAGATTCATCCGCTAAATAAATTCCACCTTTAGTTTTTTTATTTGCTTTAAAAGGTAGAATTACCATTCTCCAACCGGTCGGTTGTGGAAGTTTAGATGATTCTTTATCTTTGATAGAATTATGTCTATCTACAGATTCTTTATTTTCTTTTTCGTACTTCTCTTGAAGTGCTAATTTAATTTTCGGTACTTCCGCTGTCTTTTCCGAAGTCGACGACGTTTCCCCTATTTTCTTTTCCATTTTTTTCCTCCTTTGGATTTAGCAGGTTGGATATTTCCTGATCTATTAATTGATAAGCATGTGCTTGACCTAAAAGATATTTATATTGCTCCATATCTTTTACTCCTCCAGCAACCATCGTATCACCGACTTGCTGATAAGAATCTCTTATTCTTTTTCTAAATTTAGTTACGAAACCTTCAAAGGTTATTGATTCTGCCATTTAACATTTCCATCTTCTGCGAGCCTGTCTAAGTCTTGAGTTAGGATCTTTTGCAGCTGAAGGAAATTGTTTCATTTGACCTGCGCTTCTTGCACAGTATGATTTACGTCGATTAGCAGCTTTTGATCCTGGCTTGACTTTTCCAGTGACCGCTGTTTTTAATTTGGAGCCGGGATTTGCTCTACGATAAGCAGCGACACCGGCTCGTGTCATGCCCGCGCCCGATTTAGTTGGGCGATAGTTTTTCTTGTTTCTTGCTATTGGATTATCTTTTCTTCTTGCCATTGTTTTTTCTTTTTAATTCATTTTTATGAACTAAATATTTACTGGATGCTGTGTGTGTTTTACCAGACATAAGTTTACCTTTAGTATCCTTATGCGTAGCACCTTTATATTCTTTTCCATTTTTAAAATAATGTTTTACACCTTTAGCCATATTATTTTTTCTTTTTAGGAAAACCTTTTTTCATATTAGCATATGCTTTCGCTGAAATAGTAGATTTAGATTTAGGTCTTGATATACCTAATTTTTTTCTTCTATTAATGTTGGCCCATAAGCCGGGTTTCTTTTTAGTAGCCATTATTATTTCCAACCTTTCTTTGCTAGTTTAGGTTTTCCTTTTTTAACTAATCCACCTTTTTTAAAAGAACCTTCTCTATCAGAAAGTTTTTTATCACTGATAAAATCCAAATCCAAATCTTTATAATTTTTATCAGCGTATTCTTGAGCTTCAAAAGTATTTAATGCTGCATCTATATCAGTTGCTTTTTTCCCTTTTCGTACTTCCGTTAATTCTTTACCTTTTTTTTGTCTATTTGCTAGTTTAGAAACCATCTCTATTTTAGCGGCTTTTTTCTTTTGCTCTTCTAAAAAATTTTGTCCATCTTCAGTATCTAAATAGTCTTTTTCTTTTTTTCCCATTATTTTTTCTCCTTTTTACAGTTACATTCGTGACTACACAAACATTGTGTAATTCCAAATATCTTGCATATTAGCTCACAAGATTTCTTTTTTAAAGATTTAAATAAATCTTTCCAAGTTTTCATATTATTTTCCTTTTTTAGTGTTAATAATGTCTGTAGCCTTAATTCCGTACACAGCCGCCACTACTGAAATCCAGAGGCCGGTCACCCACCAAGGCATGTTTTGTAATTTCTCAAAATACAGATCTAACTTTTGAGAAATTTTTTCATCTTCTGCAAATACACTGTACGCCAACAAAAACAGAGGACTTGACAACACGAGTAAAATGAATTCGTCCTTCCAGTCTGATTTTTGTGCTTCAAAAATCTTACCAGTATATTCAATTTCACCGCGCTTCATCTTTTCGGCATGTAATAATGCTGCCTCTGACATAGCAATTTCAGATTTCTTCTTGTTAGAGTAGATTTCTGCTGCGGCTTTTATTCCAGAGCCTAGTAAACCCCATGGAAACATAATTTAGTACCAAGTAGCTGTTTGTTTTTTAGCTTTTCCAGTTCCTTTGACAGTCACTTTTGGATTTTCACCAGCTTTAGGAGTAGGAATGACCTTTCCACCAGTTGGATATCCATCAGAAACTTTTCCGCCTTTAGGCATTGGAACTTTATTTTCTAATTTATCAAATTTATTCATTATTTTTTCCTCTTTTTGCTCATTCCAGCTTCTGAAAGCGCAATGGCAATTGCTTGTTTAGGGTTTTTTACCACCTTTTTTGATTTTCCGCTATGTAATTTTCCAGATTTAAACTCTTTCATCACTTTAGCGACCTTTTTTTGACCTTTTTTCATTACATTCCTCCATTATTTTTAAGTTCATGTTGTAAAACGGTCTTCTCCAACGAAGTATCCGCTCTTAAAAGAGCTAAGTCTTCATTTTGTTGAAGCTTTTGTTGATCAGTCATCTGGTTCATCATAGCTTTCATCTTATCCAGATTAATTCTCTCTTCTTCTGATTTTTTTCTTCGAGAATTTTCTTGTGCTCTAATATCTAACTCTCTTGATTTCAATTGAGCAATAGGATCATTTCCAAAATCACCATTAATTTTTTTCTCTTCTTTAATATATTCATCCATCATTTCAGCAATCAACACAGCTTTTCTAGATTCAATAGCCATATTGATTTGCATCATCTGTTGTTGAATCATAGGATCTTGCATAGCTTGAGGATTTTGTTGCATAGCCTGCATTTGTTGAATCTCATTAATAAATTCCATTTCAACTTGTTCTAATGCCATTAAAGAAATATGTTCAAAAATATTTTTTTGAAGAGAAGAATTAATTACAGGATTATTTTTAGCCATGTTGGTTGCCATAAAATGTAAATGCGCTGTAATGTGTGCTCTGTGATCTTGACCTTTAAACGCTTGAAAAGGTTGTCCACCTAATGCATCAATATGTTCAATTGCTGGATCTTTCGGCATGGGTTGAGGTGGTTTATTTAAAATTAAATCTACATTCTTTACACCCAATGCTTCATACATTCCTCTATACGCTTGATATAAATTATGAATCTGAGGATTGCTTTGCGCTAATTGTAATTCTGTTTGAGCTAAACTAATTCTTTGTGTTTGAGAAAAAATATTAGGATCTGCTACAGGAACAATATCTACTTTATCATCAAAGTCTTGTTGTTTAATCATTCTTTGACCACCGACTACATCGTATGGATATTCTTGTGGTAAATATAATTTAAATACTCTAGCCAATAATCTAAATTCATTTTTAAGAGCTGCGTATAGTCTCTTATGAATTGCAGACATGGTTCTTGATCCACGTTCTAAAAGCGCAACTGTCGTTCCCACTGCCGCTTGTTGATTACCCTCTCCTACTTGCATGTCAGCAATGGAAGCAAAACGCTGACCCGCTTGTACAACGACACCCATAAGGTTAAGAAGTGTTTGACTCGGCTCTTTAAATGGAAGAGTCATAAATGCATCTCGAATATTTCCGCCAGGCGCATCTACATCTCTAAATTCTCCTGGTTGAATCGATTGTGCATCATCGCGAATTCGTATTCCTCGTTGTTTAAATCCAGCAGGTAAATTAGATAATGTCCCTGCATCTAATAAAGATCGTAATGCTGATGTTGCGGTTCTAGATAATCCACCAATCATATGAATTAAACCAAAGCCATAGAAACCTAGACCTGGTAAAAATTTAAAGTGGACAAAATATTTTATTTTTTTGCGTAAAGGATCACCAAGTTCAAAATTTCTTCGAATACTTAATACACTGCGAGAGTTTGATTCTATCGTTACAATATAAGGTAATTTAATACCAGTTATTTCCCCTTCGGGCCCTCGATCTTCAAAACCCTCTAGGTCTAAGTTAACATGACACTCTAATAAGGTAAAGACATCTTCGTTTCTTCCTGTCTTACTAATTCCTTCTAATTCTAATTCTTTTTTTTCTAAATCTGATTCATCTCCATAACCAGGAGTTAATTCTATATCTCGATAAAAACCATTTACTTGTTGTTTTCGTAATTCGTTTTCCGAAATTTTTACTCTATGAATAATATTTTCTGCATCTTCTAAAGAAGAAGCTGTGTAAGGAACAATTAAATCTTCCGCAGGTACAAATTTAGAAACGGCTCTTCCTAATAATGAATCATAATAAACTTTTTTAAAAGCAGATCCTGCTAAAGGTAAATGAAATAACAAAGAATCAAATTCAGGTTCATACTCTGGCATTTGATCCATCAATTGATAATTCATAAATTCTTTGACTCGGTTTGCTTGTTGTTCTCTTTCCGGTGTAATCGCTCCTACAATCTGTGTTCGTACTGGTCCTTGAGCCGGGAGCAATTCTTTATAAGCCAATGCTTGAAATTGCGTGACTGCTTCTGCAAGAACAGGATGGGTAGCACCTGCCGCACCTTGAAACGGTTCCGTTCTATCTTCGTATTTAAATCCTAATAAATCTAATCCTTTAGTATAAGACTGTTCCCAATCTTGACGAGATGATTTATAGTCTGTGTAGTTTTCATATAATTCTGAACCAAGAGGCACCAATATTTCCTCTGGTAACAATTCAGCAAGGTTATCATAATGACCTTCTGATTGAGCCTGGTTCATGGCTCCTGGTTCAAAATTAATTTCTACTCCACCATCTTCTAGTGGCGTGATTTCTGTTTCACCAACATTTGGTAATTCTTCTTGAATATCTATTTGTTCTTCAACCGAAGTTTCTGGTCCTTCAATTTCAACTGATTTTCTAACTTCGTTTGGAAGAGCTTTGTCTATTTCGGCCATTAATTATCTCCAACCTTTTTTTGCTAGTCTGGGTATACCTGATCTGACTAATCCACCTTTTTTGAATGAACCTTCTGTTTCAGTTATATCTTTATCATATCCACCTTCATCCCATTTCTTTTTTGTCCGTGCTCCTACTCCAGCA